TCATTTTAGTTTTATCATGTTCTGTGTGATCAATTCGATAGGTGCTACATCACCGATTGTATAATTGAGTTGAAAATACTGTCTTAACTCGGCGCCCCCCATTATTCGAGGTGAGCCAGACGGATTAGCAGTCCGGTTAATCATTCCTGATATGGAAGATACACCATCATGAAGGACAATCTTGATATTCTCACCGTCTTTACCAAAATATTGGGAGCTTACTACTGGCACATTAAAAAAACCTCTGCGCCAGTATGTATCGGTTATGTTGAATGTGAATTTTTTAGTGCTTTCCTGTGTGATGATTTCAGCTTCATTTGATATTACATCATCAACCTTCACTGTAATCCTTGGAGTACCATTCCACTCTGGATTGATGATGCGAATTATCGAATCCTCAAGGCCAGCAGCAAGATTCAAGTGAAATTGCCCATAATGGATTAATCCCGAATCTGGAAGTACGAATATATCAACAGCAATGTTGTTAGATAGCATGTCTTTAATATTATTATTATTTTTTATGTTCGTGCTTTGATAGGGTCCTGGTCGTGAATAATGGTACATCCTGTTGCGTAATAAGCGAGTGGTTTTACCCACGTACTTTACTTCACCATCACAGACAAATGCATAGAGGTTATTTTTAACATCCATAAATCTGTCATCAAGATGGTATTTCAGGCAGCCTTCTATAATCTGCCAGAATCCTACCTTGATAAAGCCAATCTCAATCAAACGATTCATGTTAGTGAACTGCTCTCCCTGTTATTTAACAAAGTCTGACTCCATATAAATGACTGTCTAACCGGCGAACTATTGGGGGAGGAAATCTTTTAGAGAGAAAGAGTGAGCTGATCTTCCCCGTAATTTGAGTCGGGAAATAAACCCTTGGGGATGGCGCTTGCTTTCATGGGAAGCACGTTATTGAGAAAGTGCTCTACCGCGTCCAGCGTGGTGAAAGCACTGCCACAGCTTAGGTTATTACATTGATGGTAACTGCGTCTGACTTCGTTACTCAGCATCACGCTTGTTCGGGTTTTCGCGCTTGCGCCGCACTTTGGACAGGTAAACATAAGACACCACCGCTGTCTGATTCATTTAAACTTATTTTAAGATAAGTCTAAATATTAATCTACTCTGTTTCCCCGTCGTCCTCTTCTGCATCATTCCAACTGGTTAACCTCACTTCCAGCTCAAGCACCGTCAAGAATCCGTTTTCGTCAATGGAATGGGTTACCCGATGAATGACCCAGTCTGCCTGGTCGATAATGGGCTTAAACCCGCTGACGTTGGCATGCAATTCAGGGTATAAATCCTCTCTGCCGCGTGCCAGGGTAATGGTGAATTCCGCCGCCCCCCGTTGCAACTCACGCCACTTTGCCGCCGCTGCCCGCCTGGCTGCTCTCTCGGTCTTGAAGGTTTTGCGCATGACAAAAACGTTACCCTCTGCGCCCTCCATATAATCCCCTTCCTTTTTGCTTGACGCAGGGGTAACAGCTACCGTTTTTTTCTTCCTGCGGCGTTTCACCGTCGTGGGCTTTTTCTTGCCAAAATTCAGATCCAGCCAGTAAGCCTGAACGCCGGTATAGGCGTCTCGGTCTGCGATACGAAAAGAATGCCCGTCGCCCGATACGCGAGTAATCATGACGGCAGGTAGTACGCGGCCACTTTGCGACACCCCCATGCCTGGCACGATAAAAAGTAATCTACCGCTCTTAATGGTCGCAATCGCACCCAGCATTTCGGCCATGCGGGTTAAAAAACTGATATCTGACTCATTCGTTTGGTCAGCATGGTCAATCTCAATATCTTTTAGTGACGCGCTTACCGCCGGGATAAGGTCATAACGCCCTGCGATGGCCGAGACAACATCACTCACTTTGACGTTATGCCAGCTGTACTCACGTTTGACGTTAAAGCTCTCACGAAAATCAGCACTCCTGGCGGCAATAATCAGCCTGTCTGGCGGCCCTTGATGGGTGATTTCGTCGACCGTAAACACCCCTTTATCAACCAGTGGCTTACCGGCCCAGCCAATCGCCACGGCTATTTTCGCCCCCCTTGACGGCATAACAACCCGCCCGTCACTGTCGTCAATGGTCAGCTCCAGCCTGTCCGCCTCAAAGCCGCGATTATCCGTGAGTGACAACGACATTAACCTTTCATCCAGCGCGGTCAGTACGACGCCGTCAATAGACAGCCGGTGATCGGGCTGCATGGATAAATCTTCATTCAAAATAGTCAGCATAAATCCCCCTGCCAGTATCCTCGCTCGCGCGCATGAGCGCCGTCAGCCGCTAAGCGTTGTCAGCGGCCAGCGACAACCGGCACGACGTGAAAAGACGCTGGCGCGGGTTGATGATGGTTTGCACGCATCAATCAGAGGCAAGAAAAGCATGGATAATTATCATCACGGCAGTTCGGTCAAGGAAACCACTGACCTGAGCACGCCCATTCGCGACATTGATACCGCCACCCTTGGCGTTATCTGTACGGCGGATGATGCAGACGCTACGACGTTTCCACTCAACACCCCCGTTCTGCTCACCCGAGTACGCGATTACCTCGGCAAATCGGGTAAAACCGGCACGCTTCACACGGTCCTTAAGGCGATTTCTGACCAGTCTAGCCCGAAGGTTGTCGTTGTTCGCGTGGCAGAGGCGAAAGGCGACGGGGGCACTACGCAGGACCAATTGACTATCGGCGGCGTAGGCGCGGATGGACGCTATACCGGCCTGTTTGCCTTGCTGACCGCCGAGCCTCGCATCGGGGAGCGTCCGCGCATTCTGGCCGCGCCTGGCCTTGACACCAAGCCGGTGGGCCTTCAACTGGCGGTGATCGCTGAGAAGTTGCGGGCATTTACTTATGTCGCTGCCAACGGCTGTAAAACCATTGCCGAAGCTAAGGCCTACCGTGAAGATTTCAGCGAGCGCGAAGTCATGGTGATTTACCCTGACTTTATTGCTTACGACAGCCAGGTCGCGGCAAACGTCGTCGTGCCGTCACCGGCTTATGCGATCGGGCTGCGCGCCAAAATCGACGCAGACCAGGGTTGGCATAAAGTCCTGTCAAACGTTGCCGTGTCCAACGTTCTGGGCATTTCTGCGGATATCTATTGGACCCTTCAGGGCACCGACACGGACGCGGATGACCTAAACAGTAAGGGCATTACCACGCTGATAAAGCGTGACGGCTTTCGCTTCTGGGGTTCACGCACCTGTGACGCCGAGACGTTTATCTTTGAAAGTTACACCCGCACTGCGCAAATCCTCGCCGATACCGTTGCCGAGGCGCATTTTGCCTACATCGATAAAACGCTGACCCCGTCCCTTGCGAAGGACATCGTTGACGGCATCAATCGCAAAGGCTCCGCGCTGGTCACCGCCGGCAGGCTCCTCGGTTTCGCCTGCTGGTATGACAAAGCCGATAATGGGGCGGACACACTGAGCAACGGGAAACTGACCATTCGTTATAAATACACGCCGGTTCCGCCGCTTGAAAATCTGAGTCTTATCCAGGAGTTCACGGACGAATACTTTGCCGTGTTCGACCAACTGGGCTAAGGGGGAACAACCATGTCACTACCAAGTAAACTTTTTGCGTTCAACGTCTTTGTCAACGGTAACAGCTACCTGGGCAAGGCTGAAGAGATCACGACACCCAAACTGTCTCGCAAGACTGAAGACTATCAGGGGGCAGGTATGCCGATGGGTGTCTCGGTTCACCTGGGCTTTGAAACGGGCGCGGCAGACATGGAAATGACGCTAGGCGGCCTTGACCCTCAGCTTATCAAAACCTACGGCAGCACCATTGACGGCGTGCAGCTGCGCTTTGCGGGGTCGTACCTGGACGACTCGACCGGCAACGCTATTCCCTGTGAAATTCAGACGCGCGGACGCGTGCAGGAAATGGACTGGGGCAGCGCCAAATCTGGGGATAACACCTCCCATAAGTACTCGCTGAAAAATACCTACGTGAAAATCACCATTAACGGCGAAGAGGTGTTCGAACTCGACGCCCTGAACATGGTCTGGAACGTGGGCGGCAAGGACATGATGGAGCAGCACCGGGCCAATATCGGACTGTAATTTTCTATTAACTCACCGGCGCAACTGCTGTGCCGGTTTACTGAGAGATAAACCATGCAAAAGACAATCACCCTGGGCTTTCCCGTGGTTCGCGGCAAGACCGAAATCAAAGAAGTGACCATTACTGAAGCCATGCAGCAGACCGGCTCTCTGCGCGGCCTGAAACTTTATGACGTCATGACCAGTGACGTGGATTCGCTGATTAAGCTGCTGCCGCGCGTCACCAGCCCGTCGCTGACCGAAGTTGAAGTGAGTCAGCTCAACGTGCAGGATTTCTCCCAGCTGGCCGCCGGTATTGCCGATTTTTTGGCACCGTCCTCGGTATCGAGCGAGACAGCAGCGGGCGAAATCTAATCCGCTGTCCGGCGGTTGATACTGAAGAACTTATCGCCGATATCGCCGTCGTTTTCCACTGGCAGCCGTCAACCTACGATGTGATGCCAGTGAGTGAATTTCTGACCTGGCATCAGCGTGCGTTGGCACGAAATGGACAGGAAGAATGACCGAACGTAACCTCAGCATTCGCGTCGCGTTCAGCGCGATTAACAACATCACCCGCCCGGTGAGTGCGGCGCAAAAAAGCGCCGCCTCGCTGGCATCCCAAATCAAATCCACGCAAACCAGCCTGAAAGGCCTTGAACGCCAGGCCAGCAGTTTTGACCGCCTGTCTAAAGCTTCTGAAACCACCGCGCGCCAACTTGCCGAAGCCCGTAAAAAAGCGGACGAACTGCGCACCGCGTTTGGCCCTGCTAAACAGCGCACGGATGAACAGACGGCGGCCCTCAAAAAACAGTCGGATGCTGTCCGGCAACTTTCCCGCGCGCACAACGAGGAGCAGGCCAAGCTCGGCGCGCTGCGTTCGGCGCTCATGCACAACGGCGTGCTGCTTCGTGGCGGCAGCAGCGCGACGGAGCAAATCAGCCGAAAAACAGCAGAATATAACCGACAACTGGCCGAGCAGCAGCGGCGACTCATCGCCGTCAGCCGTGCGCAGCAGCAGTATCAGCATGCCCGCGAGACCCGCGAGAAGCTGGAAAGCGGCGGCATGCGCGCGGTGGCGACTGGTGCAGCCATTACTGCGCCTGTCATTGGCCTGGTAAAAAGTTACGCAAACTTCGAAGACTCCATGAAGGGCGTTGCCAAACAGGTGAACGGGCTGCGGGATAATGACGGCACCCGGACGGCGCAATTTTATGAGATGCAGCAGGCCATCAAGGCAGCCAGCGAACAGCTCCCGATGCCGAACGGCGCGATTGACTACGCCGCCCTGGTCGAAGGTGGCGCGCGCATGGGGGTGGCAAACAGTGATGACCCGTGGGACAAGCAGAAAAAAGACCTGCTGTCTTTCGCTACCACCGCCGCCATGGCGTCTGTCGCCTTTGAGCTTCCGGCCAGCGAGCTATCCGAAAATCTGGGCAAAATTGCCGGGCTGTATAAAATCCCGACGCAGAACATTGAACAGCTTGGCGACGTACTGAACTATCTGGACGACAACGCCAAATCAAAGGGCGTGGACATTATTGACGTGCTCCAGCGTATCGGGGGCGACGCTGACAAGCTGGACTACCGCAAGGCCGCCGCACTTGCTTCAACCTTCCTGACGCTGGGTTCCGCGCCTGAAATCGCGGCCAGCGCCACGCACGCCATGGTACGAGAGCTTTCGATTGCGACGCAGCAAAGCAATAACTTTATGGAGGGGCTTAACGCGATCGGACTCAGTGCAGAGAAGGTTCAAAAATCCATGTCTGTCGACGCGATGGGCACCATGCTCACCGTACTGGAGCAGGTGCGAAAACTTCCCGCTTCCGATCAGACTTCTGTGCTGACTCAGATTTTTGGCAAGGAATTTGGCGGCGATGCCGCTAAGCTCCTGAACCAATTGCCCGAGCTGTACCGTCAGTTGCAGTTAGTCAATAGTGAAGCTTCCAAAGGGTCTATTCGCCGTGAGTCTGACATTAACATTGATTCTGTCAGCGCAGAGTTTATGACCACTAAGGCGAGCTTGATTAACTCCTTTAGTAGCCTGGGGGAAACCTTGCGCGGGCCTGCCATAGCGGTCATGAATTATGCATCGGGCATGATCCAGCGCTTTCGTGCCTGGGCCGAAGCCAATCCGGCGCTTGTTGGGACATTGCTCAAACTGGCGGCCACTGTAGGCGTCGCCATCGCCGTTCTCGGGGCACTTGCCCTGAGCGTTGCCAGCATTCTGCTCCCTATGGCTGCCGTGCGCCTGAGCCTTTCAATCCTGACCGGTGGCCGCGGTTTCGGCGGTCTTTTACCTTCACTCAGCGGGCTGACCGCTCGCCTTGGGCGACTTGCTCCGCTGCTGTCCAGTACAGGGCGCAGCGTTAAAGACTGGGGGCCGCTGTTCCGCTCGGCAGCGACGGCCGCCACTGAGTTTGGCACGCGTATTCTGTCTATCGGCAAAACAGGCCTAAGCGCTGTTTCCCGCATGGGCAGCGCCACAGGCTCGGCACTGAGAATGCTTTTCACAGCACCCGGTGCCGCACTGGCTGCGCTGGGCAATGGCCTGCGCACGCTCGCTACATCAGGTTTTGGCACACTCCTCACCGTGGGGCGCAGCGTGCTGACTGTGCTCTGCGGTGGCCTCTCACTGTTGCTTAGCCCCGTATTTCTGCTGGTCGCTGCCCTGGCCGGTGCGGCGATCATGATCTGGAAATACTGGGAACCTATAAAGGCATTCTTCTGGGGATTCTGGACGGGACTTGTTGGCGTTATCGAACCCGTTAAGCAGGCGTTCGCGCCGCTGGCACCCATCTTCGATAGCATAGGTAATGCTATTGGCCGCGTGTGGAGCTGGTTTACCCAGCTGTTTGAGCCGGTCAGTACCTCAGCGGAAACCCTGAAAGAGTGCACAGAGGCCGGACGGGTATTCGGTGAGGTTGTTGGCAAGGCCGTTTCGGGCGTGGTCGACGTTATCCTTAAAGTCGCCGAGGGGATCGGCTGGCTGCTTAAAAAACTGGGCGCTATTCCTGAAGCGGCCAACGCGGCGAAAGAGGTCGCAAACACCATGGATACCGTTGCGCCGCAGGCTAAAGCGCCGGTTATGTACGTTTGGGACAGCAAGCTTAAAAAGATGATCCCGCAAGCCTGGGAGCCTTCGCCACCCAGTAGCGTCTCGACTACTGGCAATAATGCGCCAAAAGTAGTGCCTGTACCGCCACCAAAACCAGCCCCTGCGCCCGTGTCTCAGGTCCCGTTAGCGCAGCTTAGCGGGCATAACACCACGAAAAAGGGAAAGGGAACCGGCTCGGCTGATGCCGTCAGCGCGGCGGCACGAGAACCAGATAAGCTGGGTGATATCGTCTTTAAAAAACACCCGCCGGTCATGTCGGTTTATGGCGCTTACAATGAACTGAGGATTTCAGCCACCCGAAGTCCGGCGCAGTCGATGGGCGACCGAATAGGGTCGGCAGTTCGCGGGATCGCTGGGAAGTTAACCGCATGGCCAACACAGTCATTTCTGCCTGGTATTCCGGTTCCCTCGGGTCGCTCGACACAGTCACAACCGGCTGTGCTCGATAACGCGCTCGAGCCGATAAGTCTGACATTAAATTTCTATGAGAGCGCCAAGCCTGATGCAAAAGAGATCGCGGCAACCGTGCGCCGTGAATTGACAGCACTGCTGCGAGAACGCGATAACCGCAAACGTTCCCAACTCAAAGACAGGGAGTAAAAATTATGATGATGGCCTATGGCATGTTCGTGTTTATGCGCAAAACTGCGCCTTACCAGTCACTGGAGCAGGACACATCCTGGCGGCACGTTAAAAATGATCGCATTGGAAAATCGGCCAGTTGGCAGTATATCGGCACGGGGGAAGACAACATTACGCTCACGGGTACGCTGTATCCCGAAGTGACCGGCGGTGACGTCTCGCTAAGCGTATTGCGCACGATGGCTTACGGTGGGAAGCCGTGGCCTCTCGTTGAGGGTACGGGCACGATTTATGGCATGTTCGTGATTGCCAATATTCGGGAGAATAGGACAGAATTCATGAGCGATGGTAAGTCGCAGAAAATTGAATTTACCATAAGCTTGAAAAAGGTCAGCGAAGACATTCGTGAGAGGCTGGCAGGCATTACCGCAGATGACATTCTTGCCCTGATTTAACCCATTTAGCACTTATAAAAGTGCTGTAGCATAGGCGAACATGACGTTGCTGCAGCGATTGATTTATGACTCATTACATTAGATAAGATTTGATCTGACAGGATAGCCGGTAAAATATCATCAAATCTTGCAGTCTGCTTTGAGCGAGTAGCGGACTTTCTCATTTAGAAATGCAATAAAATTAGTGAAAAGCCTAACATACTTCTTTCTCTATAATTTTATACACTAAAGTTTTAAAGTTGGTATCTTTAGAGCTTTATATTTTCCCAGCGGTGTGCTTAGTTAGTTACACCAATTTCATATAAAATAAACCATATAAAGTAACGATGATAACAAATCGTTACTTTATATGGGGTTCATTCAAATATCACTATCCTGGGTAAGTATTAAATCGGCAAAATCATCAAACCCCGATTCCATTCCAGCCTTAGAAATAGGGCCAATATATGACTTTGCCTTATCCAAACTGTCCCTAACATTTCTTCTTATCATCCGCTCCGGTAAGTTTAGGAATTTTTTTCTTATGCTTTCAGCCTCTACAACTAGCTCAGGTGTTAATTTAGTAGCATTATCTATCATCATCAGAAGCGGTAAGTTCGCTTCCTCGTGCTTGCTTACTTTCCTTCTTAAAGGACCAATCGCAAGGTAATTAACAAGAAAGTCCGCGCTCATAACCGGAGAGTCAGGAGGAGTCTCTATCATCATATCTTGCAGCTTACGCTTAAGGTCGAAAGTCTGTTTATCTAAAGTCAGCCACCATGAGCTATATCCAAATGGTGAAGACCTTTCTTGGTTTCGTAATGCTAATACTCCTGCATAACATTCGATGTCATGATTTATGAGGCGTGTTATAGTCATTTCATCAATATCGAAATTGTATTTTTCTCGACGACGGATATATCTTTCGTTCCAAATTAGAAGTAGTGCACTTCTCAGCTCTTCTGATGTTTTAGGATATTCATCCTGAAGGCTTCGTTTATGTATGCTGAATTCATGAAGAAGATAGTCAAAAATATCGTCCATCGGACGAGATGGGCCACGAAAATTTTCAAGCCAATTAGAGAAAGAATGTAAACTTCTTCCTGAGAAAATGTAACGCTCAAGTAAGTAGGGGATACTTCCGTTCCAATCTCTGTTTGGCATTCGTGAGCAGGTTAAGCAGCGATTCATATGTCTTTCCACTTCTTCAATTACGCCGTCCGTTACGTATAACCTCAAGCCAGCACCAGTTGCAGCTGCTATCATTCTGGTGAACCTTCCAACTTTCTCTTCATCGTTAAGTAATGTTTCAGAAATCAAGGGTAATATTATTGTCGTATCTAACCAAAGGTTTCCATTAGAAAACATTTTTTCAACGGCTTTCTGTACGTCAGGCGTTATCTGAAGAAATGCCATTAACGTATATGAATCAGCTAAAGACCTTAGATGTTGTTGAATAGACTGATTATCACTTAGAAGAATTTCTCTGATTCCAACCTTCAATATCGAAAGCCAATCAACATCCTTTTTCTTTTTAAGTTTCGAAATGGAAATTTCTTGCATAATTGTCGATTTAAAATCATTGTCTGCAAGTGCAGAAAGGTTACCTGATTCGACGGCCATTGCAAAAGACTGACTTCTCTCAAATAGAACTTTTTCGGTAACATTACGCAGGCACTGATAGACATCCTGAATTTCTTTTTTATCTAGAGAACTAGATGTTATTTGAAGGATTATTTTCTCAATAGCAGATTTTAATTGGCCTTCCGCAATTATTTTTTCTGCCTTGAATTCATTAAACTTAATTGTATCTTCATGGGATAGACTATATTCATTATTTGGGTGGGATTTTACTACAGTTTTACCAAGCTTTTTTATGGCTTTTTCAATATGTATGGATAACTCTTGAGTTGAGTGCTTGGGGAATATTTTAAAAATTCTAGAACAAAGTTCATCCTTTGTTATTCTATTGTGGCCATCAGTTCCTACCAGCGCAGAACGAACCATCGCTTCAAATGCAGTTTTAGTTAGACCTTTATCTCTTATATCATCTTGCCATTGTAAATTTAAATAGGTCAATGCAGCGATAGACTCTGGGGTGCTTAACTCAGCGCTAACTTTTGGTATTATTTCATATGTTGCTAAAATAGGATCTACAAATCCTATAGCTAATTCCTCGGCCTTAATTTGGTTCGATTGATTCAAATTCAATCGTTCGCAGAACCAGTTCTTATCGCGAATATCAAGAGATATACCATGATTCTTTCTTAGGTTTTTTTTTAAAGAATCCCCTAATGCTCCTATTTCTCGGCTAGTCATGTAGATTAAGACTAAGGCATTAGGAAAGGTAACATTTAACCTTTTCACTGTATCATTTATTTTTTCTTTCCAATCCTCTGTCACTGAGAATTGAGCTACTACCGTGGGATCATCCGTGCTATAAAGCTCACCATCTCTGCCCCCATCACCTGAATTCGAAGCCGTACTGACATATACTTCAAATTCTGATGCTAAAAAAGTACTGGCTAGTTTTTCGAATTCCCTCCAGTCTGAGGGCTGAATTCTTTCCAGAGCAAGTTCAAATCTTTTAGTATTCATACGCACCTTTCAAAGGCATATTGAAATTTAACTTCAGCATCACAATGCCGTCTATATGATGTAAGTTCATTATAAGTATTAGCATTACATGAGAATGCTATATTATATTTACCACGAATCTCCAAGTTTATCATCTAATTCTATATGCGATTTATGAAGTTGAATCACGTGACTTACTTCGCAGTAATTAGCAAAGATTATAGTTGGCAACGTCCGCTCTTGGCACCGAGCTGTCTGTCGAGTTAGGTTCTTTAGCGTAGTTGTTTTATGTCAATCTTCAGCTAATACAACTCAGGCACTGCGATACCAGCCCATCAATTTAAGGAAGCTGTTGGTGACGTTAATGCTGCTGCCAGAACCTAACGCCGCTGTCTTTCCGCTTACGTCATGCCCGTGCGGGCCTAACACCACGTCGTGCTGATGATCGTCCGCGGCCTGGATCAGGTCTTCGTTGTTTGGGCTGGATTTTGACGACCAGCTGCGACGGTCTGAGCTTCCGCCGTCAAGGGCGGTATTGCTCTCTGTAAATTTACCGGCGTGACCGTGCTTACCGGCGGGGGTGGTCTGTTTTGTTCCCAGGTCAGTAGCCGCCGCTGTACCCGAGACGTCAACCTGCACGTTCGGCAGATTTCCCCTTGTGAGCATGACACTGTCCGCGCCGCCCGTGGTAAACACGTCGCTGCCGTCCTGTTTTCCCAGGCGGATCGTTTTGTTTTCACCCAGGTAAACCCAGGTAGACCAGGGCCATTTCGCGTTTGGGTCAATTTTCTGCTGAAAGAATCGCACAGTCCCTACCGGGTTATCGTCTTCCCAAACGGCGCGGCTTGCGGTTTTTACTGCGTCGCTAATGGCCGCTTTCAAGCTTTCAGAGACGGTGTCGGTGTAGTCGTGCGCCGTATCCTGCGCCTTTTTTATCGCACGGGTTAATTGGGTAGAGACGGTATCCGCCACCGCGTCCGTGTAGTCTTTCGCCGTGTCCTGCGTTTTCTTTAACTGTGTTGCCGTCGCCACAATCACAGACGGGTCGGCGGTGAGTTGCACGTTGGCCGCGTTGCTGACCGCCAGCCAAATTCTGATCACCTGGTGCCGTCCGGCCCCCTCGGCCAGCAAGGGTTTATAGGTCTCCGGCACGCTGGCTACCGCCTGACACACGCCGTTTACATCATAAATTGCCGCTTCCCGGACAGTGAATCCGCCGACCTGCGGAGGAATAATCATCTCGGCCTGGACGATGTTTTTATTACCGTCGGCGAGGGTAAGGCTGTTGAGGTAGGCGCGATACACTTCGCGTTTTAAACCGGTCGACGTTGAACCAAATACCGGCACGGTGCCGCCGCCATCCCCCACGGCCATAAAAGTCAATCCCGCCGGTGAGCCACTCACCATGGCTTGCGAGAGCGTTGCCTCACCCGCCGCCGTCAGCACGGAATTAAATCGCTTGTCACTCATACTCACCTTCTTACATTCAGTCTGTCGTCTTCAACATTCAGCAACGCGCGCCCTGGCATGTTGACAGGGGGCCGCAGGGCAGAGGGATAATAAAATCACGCCGTCTCTTCATCGGTTTTCTGGGGGAGTATCGAGGCACCCAGGCTTTGCGTACTCGCTTCGCTGCGCGCAATCGCCTCCGTGGCGACCTTTTCAAAACCGTCAAATATCGGCGTGTTGAGCGCCTGTGCCTCAAACGCTTCAATGGGAATGTCGCCCGAGGCGTAACGCATCGGCAGCGGTACCGTAGACACCGGCGGGTTTCCCATCGTGTACGCCGACAGCGAGGCGTAAACGTTGAAGTAAACGACCGCTGACGACTCGCTGATATTCATGCGGCCAATGACGGCATAGGCCTCATCCAGCAGGTAAGCGTTGAAACTGTATTTTCCTGTGATTGCCATGATGGCCCCTTATGATGCGTTGTCGTTTGCCGTGGTGTTCGTGGAAACCGGTGCGCGCACCAGCTGGCGATTGTTCAAGAGGTAATTAACCAGGATGTGCCACTCTTTGAGCAGCGCATTCAGGGCGACGTTATTGCGCTTGATGGCTTCGGCCTGGTTTCGGCTGGCCTGTTCGGCGCTCACGCTCCCGTCATCCTGCTGATTAAGCTCAAGGTCATCGATATTGACGACCTGAACCACCGAGCCCAGCGCCGTCTCGGTCGCCACTTCGACCATGCGCTGACCGATTTCAAGCACCGCCTGCACTTCCTTCGTGGTGCCCTTGTTCAATGCGCGCGCCATGACGTTGGCGACCTTGAACGGTTTGCCGTCCACCGTTTCAAGGGCAAATTCAGTGCCGTTGGTGGGCTCAAGATATTCGTAAGAGCTGAAAAGTTTTCTGGGTTCAATCGCCATCAGCCAATCCTCGTCACGGTCAACGTGAAATAAATCATGTCCTGCGTTTCCTGACGCATGCGCAGCTCGGCACCGACGACAGAATTACCGTCTGCGCTGAGTTGCTCCCACCATTCCCACAGCGCCACGCCGTACCATTTACGGTTTTTCACGTAAACCTGTGTGCCGATAATCATCACGTCGAAGCTGCCGCCGGTCTCGCTAAACGTACTCTGAAACTCCACGTGGTAGGTTGACCCCGCCGGGCCATATTTATCCGTTGAGGTATCCTGCAGGGTCAGCACCGGCGTTGCCGCGCCGCTGTTTCGCTTCAGTCCGACCACCGTCTCAAACCCCGTGATTTTGTGCACGCCCATGTACAGGCGGCGGTTGATGTTCAGGTAGTCGTTAGTGACGTTTAAAAACGCTTCATCAGAGGCCACGCGGTCATACAACGACAAGGTGCTGCCTGAATGGGAGACCGTGAGGCCATTCCATTTATCGGTCAGGCCGTCGAACACGTTGTAATAAAAGAATCGGGAGCTGTGCAGGTTGCCGCCGATAACGCCCGCCATGTAGCCGCAATTGACGTCAATCTTGCCAAACGGTGCCAGCTGGAAATCGTGCAGCAGGTCGAAGTAGTTCGCATACGCGTAGTTATCGCCCGCGACCGTGACGGACCCGACGGTAAACGTGGTACCCGGCAAATCAGGGAAGGTCAGCACCTCGCCCGGCTTGAACGAACTGCCGCGCCCGGTATGGGTGTTCTGGTTAATCTGCACGTCGACGTCTTCGAGCAACACCACATACAGCGACCCGTGATACATGTAATAGAAAAGGAACTCGGCGGAGGCGCTGCCGTTCGTGCAGCGCAGCCCGCGCGTGTTGCCGGTATCATCAAGGCCCGTGACGGCGGAGAGCTTGACGACAGAGAGTGACGTGCCGTTGTAGTCCATGCTGCCAAGCACGCGGCCATATTGCCCCGTGCGTCGGAACCAGACGCCGCCCACCTTGTTTGCCGCATTGAACATGACGTTAATGCGCCATCCTTCGGCGATGGCATTGGACGCATTCTGGCCGTTCTGAATCAGTGCGCCGAGCCAGTTTCCTGACCAGTTTTTGCCGATGGCATCCACCGAGCCGGTGTTAAAATTCTGGCCGCCAAGATGGATAACCGAAATATTATTGTGCGCATAGCCGATGTCGAGCAGCGCCAGCGAAAAACCGTAGCCTGTGGTTTGAATAACGTCGGCGCGGTCGTTGCCATCCACGACGCCCACGACCAGCTCGAAGTTAGTAATGTTGCCGTTATTGTCGCCAATCTTGAAAAACGGCGTCGCGTCCCAGAGGTTGGTATTTTTCGGCCAGGCATCGGTTGCCCGCAGTCCGCCCAGCTCCAGACGGATTTTGCTCGCGCCGGAATTGCGCCAGAAAATGGTCGATTTGACGTCGTACACGGCCGGTCCCCAAATGCGGGTTTTGCCGTGCGCGACCGCCCAATCAAAGGCGCGCTGAATGGCCCCCTCCCAGGTGGTTTCTCCGGCGACGGCAAACTGCTCGACCGAGACCACGTCCCCAATCACATCGTCAAGCGTGCCGTGATGCAGGCCGATGTTCGTCGCGCCCGACGTTGTACCCAGCGCCTGACGCAAGGTGGCATCGCTCATCAGGCGGAACTTGCTGGCGTCCTGCGCCCACGTGTTTTCCGTGTTGCCCGTGGTGGTAAACGGCAGCGCCGTGCTGGCTTTGGGCTTGTAGGTGTAGCCGCCATGCGTAATGGTGTTATTCGCGGCCTTCAGGGTCAGCGGCCCCGTGGTGTAATCACCCAGCGGCACGTCCTCGGCATTCAGAATTAACGTATCAAGGCGCGCTTCCTGGGCATTCACGAAGGTATTCGCCACACTCTGGCAGGTGGTGTACCAGGCGTTAAACTCGGTGCTCTCCTGCTGGCGCTGGGTATCGGCGGCGCGCTGCTGCAACTGCATTTGGGTGCGCCAGTCTCTGTCCTCCTGCTGTATTTGCCGGTCATAGGCCGCCTTACCGGCGAAAGAGGCGATAGCGAAGGCGGTCCCCTCAATGTTGGAGTAATACGTAAAACCGATGTCCGCATTGACGCCCTGGCCCACTCTGAACGTTTGGCCCGAGCGCGTGGCGGCCAGCCCGGCAATCGTGCCGTCAGGGTCTGAAGCCGTGGTGTAAAAGGTAAACTCCCGATAATCCGGTATAGTCTGTAAAGCCTGCTTTAAATAACGCGTGCGGTTAGCCAGCTGCGAGGCCTGGATATTGGCGACACCGTCGCGGCCACCCTCTACGCGTTCGCCGCGCTGGATTTGATGAATACTTTCATCCCACGACGGCACCTCTGTGATAGTTGTCATTCTGCTTTCTCCGAATACATAACATTGCCGTCGTGATGGGCGATGCCGTCATAAAAAATACTGTCCTCCGGCTGATAGCCCAGCGGGTAAACCGTGAGAATGTCGCCGTCATACAGGGCGGTTCCGACGCTGACGACGCCCGCGACTTTCACCGACAGGGCAAGCTGTGAGATAGGGCGACTGACTGGCCGTGCATCCCCTATCAGCCGCTCAAGCTCATTTACCATCGCAGCCGTAATGCCTATTTCGTTGACGTCAATCGTCAGGCGAAACGTGCCTGCGGGGTCGGCGACCTGCCACCATTCCTGAATTGTCATGGCATAGCCGAGGCTTTCAATCACGCGGCGGATGGCCGCTACCGTGCCCTTTCGGCGGTGAATGAAAAATGCGTCTTTCACCGCCTGGCGCTTCTGCGCCGCCGTCCACTTTTCCTCCCAGCGGTCAACGGAAAAGGCCCACGCCAGATAGGGCAGGAAATTCACTGGGCAGGTGTCTGGGTTCCACAGGTCGCGTAGCGGCACGGCCAACGTGCTAACGCCTGCGCATGCCTCGGCCGCGCGGCTCTCAAGCGGCATGGCGTTCGGCGGTAACAGGCTATTCATCCGAGCCGCCCGACGTAATGGTGTACGACGTACAATTCGCCGCCTGGGTCTTATCCAGCACCACGTCAGCAGGCGGGGACGTCAGCTCGACGTGCTGCACGCCCTGGGCAGTCAGCGCGGCATAAATTGCGGAATGGCGAATATCGCGCCCGAGGCGGCGCATCTCGTTGATGTAGGCAGCCAGGCGCGCTTTTGCATCCGCTAAAATCGGCTCAATGGCGGGGCCTGGGTACACGAATACCTTCGCATCAATCTGGTAATTGACAATCTGTGCTGACTGCACCGTAACGCGATCGCCCACGGGGCGCATGTCTTCGTCATTGAGTACGGCACTGACCGTGGCAAGCAGCTCAGGGGAGGCGGTGCCGTCACCGTCGCGTGACAAAATGGTCACCACCACCTCAGCCGGGGCGGGACTGGTTGCTGACGCATCGGCAACCTGTCCGCTGGCGCTCAGGGCGTGGTATTCGTAAGCGCCCGTCGGTCCGGCGACGCTCATGCCTTCAAAGGCCGCCGGGATGCGCTGGCGCAAATCGGCGTCACTTTCCATTTCGGCGGCAACCGTTGGCACGGCATTCGCATCGGCGGGCGTGATGACCCGGCGCTGCACGTTGTTGTTGGCGGCCAACTGGTCGAGGTCGCTGGTACGGGCATAGGCCACCATGACCGCCTGTGCTGCTTCATTTACGCGCTGGCGCAGGAGCAGTTCACGATAAGCACTCTCCTGCAACAGCTTCACCATCGGCTCAGACTCCAGCGACAGCGTGCGGGTGATCGCCTCCTGTTCGGCGACGGGGTAAAATGAAATGAGCCTTGCCTTACGCTCGGCGAAAAGGGTCTCGTAGTCCAGCGTTTCCACCACGTCCGGCGCGGGCAGCTGGGATAAATCAATCACTGCGCTCATATGCCTCCCGTTAGCGTGATATCGGTTGTAACAGCGCTTAACGAATCACTGCGCTGCGATGTTATTTGCATGGTGAGTGCACCTTGTTCACTGTGTGCAAAAGTCACGGACGAGGGCGTTATCCGCGGTTCCCAGCGCCAAAGAGCGATCACGGCGGCAGCTATCAACCGCAGGCGCGTGACGTCGTTGTCTGGCTCGTCAATCAGTGACGGTACAGCAGAGCCGTATTCCCTGCGCATAACACGGCTTCCCAGGGGCGTCATGAGAATGTCAGCAATCGACTGCCGCAGATGCGCTTCATCCTCGCAAGCTTTGCCGGTTGTGCTGTTCATGCCTTTCCAGTTACTGCTCATACCGGCCCCTCAGAAATGTCAGTGCCTTTTTTGACCCCTTTATGTCCATGCGCATCGACAATGATGCCGTTGGAACTCATCGCGCCGCCGCCCTGGATAACCTCGCCATTAATCACCACCTCGGCATTGATGATCAGGCGCGCCAGTTCAAGGGTGAGCGTGCCGCTGGCCGACAGCAGCGCGCCTTTAATGCCTTCGCACCGGCGCATGCCGTTGGCCGGGTCATAGCTTTCCCTGGCACCGTCCGGGTACGTGGTGACCCGTGACGTCAGGCCCAGATCAGGCGGGGGGGCATCGCTGGCGTACAGGCTGAACGCAATAAACGCGTTTTCCATCTCGCCACCAGGCGAAAGGATCACAACCTGTTCGCCCACCGAAGGTGCCCACCACGTCACGCCGTCCCCGGCTCGCTGCGCGCCCCAGCGTATCCAGTCGGTTTCATTTGCGCCGGTTTTGACCCGTGCCACGTAATTCACCGGGTCAACCTCGCTGACCGTGCCAACGCGGATCAGGTTCATCAGTAATCTGTACAGCTCGGCGATGGTCATTGTCCTGCTTCCTCTAGCGCGCTGAATACGGCGTCAGCGATGGCGTCAATGTCTTTCTCCGTCAGGCCCAGCAACTGCCTCGCGGGATACTTGGCGCTCGCACGGTGAGCGACCTGGTCAGTCAGACCATACTGGTGAACGCGGGCAATCTTGGCCGCACTCCCTTTAAAGCCCACCACGGCCGCCTCCGGGTAAGCGTCTGCCCGCAGGAATCGCGCGGCGCGCAGCTTGCGAAACATCGGATTCTTTGACGTTTTTGCTGTTGTTTTCCTGGCTAAATCAATACTCAGATAGCGCTCAATGTCCGCGCGCAGAAAGGATCGAATGCCGCCTTTTTCTTCATCAAAGCCGGTGATCATTCTGTCCCCGTAGCGCCCCTTGCTGTGACGCCAGTTCCTTAAGCGCCTGACTTCACCGTCACGTATAAAGCTGACCCCGCCCTGGGTGCCCAGCGTCTTTTTTTTACGGGCTTCAAAGGCCGTGCCGTCGGGGTTTTTCTGCTGGCCGATGCGCTTTTGCTGGCTGAGGCGAAGGTCACCCGCGATACGCCTGGCCATGGCGCGGCGCGTAGTCGGTTTTGTCACCCCCACGACGTCACGCAAAAGGGCATCAAGCTCATGAAACAGCGGATTCTCAGACATTACGGCCCCTCTGGCAGCGTTATTTCATCGCCGTCGGCGCCCTTGACCAATATTTCCGCCCACTGATTGCCAGGCTCATCTTCAAAATGCCTCGGCTGGTCGCGGTGCGTGACCGTCACCTTGCCGTCAGGGTCTTGGGTTACGATGACCAATTCGCTGGCCTTGATGACATACAAGATATCGGCGGTATCGTTATCTAAAATTTCTGCCTCGAAACCTATCCCGTCTTCCCGTTTGGCAGGGTTAAACAGCAGCTCCGGCTGATGGACATACGCCCAGGCCAGTATCGGCAGGGTGAGGTCATCAAGATTGCCGGGGTAATCCATCGCCAACACGTTGAGGTCATACACGTAGGTGAACGACGGCGACGGCCTGCCGGTGGAAATCACCTGCGCCTTTTTGACGTAGACCTCTAATCGGTCGGGGTTATCACGGAAAAATGGATTGTGGGCGACGATTTGCGCGCGCAGTAATTCAGCCTTTAACATGTGCCCCTCCCGTTTGGGTTCGCTGTTTTTCGAGAGTAACCACCGCCGCCTTGTCCTTGTTCGCACTGTCCAGCGCGTCAAGCAACGCATCGGCCCATATCACTGTTTCGCCGTAGGTCAGATGCTCACCGGTGAGCGGCGGGTAGGGCACCGGCGTAGGTTGCAGGATTTCTGCCGGTAGTGCCAGGCACGGCGCGGGCACGCGCTGCACGGTCGAGCAGGCGACGTTCAGCAGCAACAGGCACAAACACGAGAGCGCAGCGGTCACCCTGCAAATCATTGCGCAGCGCGGTGCGGCGCGTTTCATCTTCCTGCCTGTCACGTTCTTTTTCATCGGCTCGGCCTTGCGTTATGTCGTTGAATATTTTCAGCGTGTACTGCACGTTTTTAATCACCGCCTCGGTACTGTCAGCCCGCGTATTCGCCTGCCTGAGCGCCTCGTTTGCGTCAGCCGCGCGATGCCACAGAAACCCGCTGGTCAGCACGGCCAGCACGGCGATAACTGACATCAGCAGCAGCGGCGACAGCCTGACCGGCATCATGTCACCGGCTCCAGGCACATCACACGTTCGGCCTCGCGGCGCTTAACCAGCCCTGGGAGTTTTCTTCCACCGCCGTTCACAAAATCGGGCAGGCGGTTGCACATGGCTGCCCAGCTGCGGGCCTGTGCATGCTTCCAAATTGTGGTGCGCTGGCGCACGCCCCGGCTGTCGGTAAACCACATCAGCCCAAGACACCCCATGTTGAATGCCGCTGACGCCATGGCGTCGAACTGGTTCTGGTTCATCTCGTCGCCATGGAAATTTTTATTGATGCAGCGCTCGGCGCGTTGCAGGTCTTCCACCCACATCCCGGCGATTTCTGCATCCGTGTAGAGATGCGACACACTGATGCCTGACGTCGAGCCAATGCCCGCCGTCAGCACGTTGGCCGGGCAAAGGTAAGGGTCACGCCGACAGCCTTCCGCATCGCCAATCAGGGCCAGACCCTGTGCGCTGGTGCGCACCTCTCCGGCGTACTTCACGCCTACAATCGCGATGATTGCCGCCACAAGGCAGGTCACCGCTTTTTTCTTTATGCTCATGGCGTTGACCGCCTCTTTTCAGTTCGTGCCATATCCTGCAAGGTGCACACCACGTCATTCATGTTGTGCTGCGTCGCCCTGGCTGCCAGTTCTTCAAGAATGGCCGTGCGTTTTTCTTCTTCCTTCTCGACCCGCCGCTTATGGCTTTTGTTAAGGCGATAAGTCAGCACGCCTAAAACAATCCCCGCCAGCATTGACCACTGCGCCAGTGACACGATCCCAATCGTGGTCAGAAACGCCGAAGGCAGGTAAGACAGAAAGGCCGTCAGGCGCTCCATACTTAATCCCATAGCTGTACTATCTCCGCTTTGATTTCCGTGTCGGCGGCAAGCTCAGGCAGGGTGATAACCTGACCGGCCGTGAGTAACGGGCCGCCTTCGCAAAGCCCCGGATTGGCACTCAGCACGGCCTCTGTCACGCCCGCCGTTTTGCCGTAATGGCGATAACACACCAGGTCCAGCGTATCCCCCTGCAAGGCCTTGACGTCCATCAGACCAGCTCCGCCAGTCCGCGACTGAGGTTCTGGATATCGCGTATTGCCCAGTTACCGTCTCGCCATAGCGTGTCAATCTGCGAGGTCAGTGCCTGGGCATGCTTTTCACCCTGTGCCGTGGTGTCAAAATCCCGATAGCCTTCGGTTAACAGCGCCTTGGCGATGGAATACACGGCGCGTCGATAGCGAAAAACCAATACCGTTGTGTCGTTAATCACCTCTGCGGGCACGTCTTCAAGGGCGGCGTAGCCTGCCTGGTTGAATTTCCAGTCAGCCAGCTGCTTGTTTACGTAAACCACCGCCTCGGTGGCCGACTCACTGAGCCGGTCAGTCGTGATCAGGCCGTTAAGCCGCATCCTGAGACGCAGGTCAGCCAGGCGTATTTCCGGCCAAAAGGGACCGCTGGTGACTTTTGCGCCGCCGTCGTTGATGTCATCGGCGTTCCCTTCGAGGGGGTTAATTGCTGCTTTGGCTACCAGGCTCATCGTTCGCTCTCAACAGGTCGGGCGGTGGACGGCATGAAGTCATACAACGAGGTTGAGAACTTCCGCCGTGCCGCCCTGGTGCGCGGGGGCACATTCTTTTACTCAGCAGCGGTTACCGTTTTCCTGGCTGCTGGTTTTTTAGGTTTCGCCGTGGCGTTCTTTTTTGCTGTTGCCTGGCGCTTCGCTTTTGCAGTTACTGCCTTAGGCTCCGGCTCCGGCTTTTCCTCGGGCTTAATCTCCGATTCATCCGTTAGCGGGGTTTCTGTCTCGGCCTTTTTCAGCAGTCGCGTAAGCAGCTCAATGTCGCGCTTGACGCCAATGTCGCTGAATTCTGCAATGGCTTTTTGCAGATATTCCAGGGCTTCTGGCTGGGTGGCTTCTGCCGTGCGCAGCGTGTAACCGATGGCTTTCCACAGTTTGGCGCGCACCGCTTCCGGGGCATCTTCATTGGCCGTCAGACCGTCGAGCGCCTTCAGTAAATCCACATTCACCGTCGCCACGTTGGGCGCGGCCTTAAAGGCGGCGAGCACGGGGTCACAAATTTCGTCCATCAGCGTCACGGCGGCGGTGCGGTTGAATTTGTCAGGCATTGCCAGCTTGTGACGAATGACGTATTCCCCGATGCGCAAGGCTTCGGCAATGTTTCCGGCGTCAACGTGCCAGAGCATGACGCGGGTCAGCACGTCGTCTGCCTGGCCGCTGTCGGCGGCAAGCGTGCCGTCTACCCAGCCCTGATAGTCAGGCAGCAATTTTTGCTTTTCTTCGGCCTTGGCCCTGTTTGCCTGAATGCCCTTCAGGCGGTTCTGGTCGATGCGCAGCCGGTGCAGGATTTGCTCATAGGCCGTCTGGTCAGCCAGCGTGCTGGCCCCGTTGCCACGGTTTTGCGCCATGACGTTCTCGAAATGCTTTCTTGCCGGTGTCAGCATGATGTTTCCCCCGAAGGCCGGGGAGCATTCCCCGGCATGGTGTTAAGACTTACGCGCCACCGGCGGCAGCGTCTGCCCAGGTGATGTTCTCAATCAGGCAGCCGAAGCCGTAATCTTCGATGACAAACGCATCATTGGACGACTCGTAAGTCGCGACGCGGTTGTATTCCGGCTCCTCCTTGAGCATCCGGCGCTGTTTTTCTTCCTGCCAGTAAATCGACAGGTTAGAGAGCGAGGTGATGAACATCGCGTGGTCCGGGAAGAACGGCGCGACAAAGGTCGGCATATTGCCAATCTGTTTGCGGGACAAAATCAGCTGACCGGCCAGCGCTTCGCTGTTCGGGTTGTTCTCGCTGATGCCGTTAATCAGCGGGAACTCGCGGGAGGTGACGATATTACGGCCACAGACCACCACCAAATCTGGCGAGGACTTGTACCATTCATCCAGCAACGAGCTGGTTGCGTCATAGGCCAACGCGTCCAGACTGCTGTACATGCCCTTGGCAAGGATTTTGTTGGATTCGTCTCGACTGGTTAGCGTCACGTTTTTCATGACCCGCGCGGCGGCGTTGGTGCGGAACTTTTGCAGCCAGCCGATATTGACGTCTTGCAACAACGGGTTGGCGTTTAAATCCGACTTATCGGCACGGCGGGTGCCGTTAAAGCCAATCATGATGCGGTCAAGCGCGCGGCGTTTGATGATCTGGTTAGTAATACGCTGCTGAAAGTCCGGGAACTTCGCCCACATATCCAACTGCGAATACGGAATATAGGTGTCGTAGTTGGTCTGTTCGCAGCGGTATTTGTCATCGTCCAGGGTAAGAATGGAGCGCGGTTCACGGCGGTCGGTGTTGCCGGAATTTGCACTGGCAACCGGCCCGCTGATACCGAGGCCCAGCTTCTGACCTTCCTGCTCAGGCACGCCGACCACGTTGACCTTTTGCAAAAACTCGCTAGACAGCTGCACCTTGTCTTCCAGCGTTTGCGAAATACTCGGCGCGATAGCAAAGTGTTTATCCACGTGCTGCGCGGATACGCCGTTAAGCTGCGCCTGGCGTTGGTTGTACTGGTCCCATTTCAGGCGGGTTTCGTTCTTCATGATATCTTTCCTTACGCTCAAATTCGGTGAATGACTTGCGGTCTTAGCAGTCAGCCAGAAGGGTCTGATCGGCACCGTTGGCACTGCCGTGTGACGGTGGACGCTGGTTAAAATTGCTGTCCTGTTTTTCCAGCTTCGCCTTCAAGTCGGCCAGGTCACCTTTAAGGCTTTTCAGCGCCTCAGCGTCGGCAAACTTGTCTAATTGCTGACTGAAGGTATCAAGGCGGTCCAGCGTATCTGCCTGCGACTGTGCCACCACTTCGACCGCTTCGCGGATCTCAGAGGCTTCAGCTGAGAACTGACGCTGCCCTTTGTTAAGCAGCTCTTTGATGCTGTTGAAAAAACCTTTTCCGCGGTTGGCTTCTGGCGCATCGTCTTCGAATTCCAGAGCCACTTCTGCGGCGACGGTGAAGAAACAGGAGGGATCAGTTTTACGGCCCGCCAGCGGGTTAACCGGGCTGCTGGCGCAGAACTGGAGCATTTCGGTACCGAGGCTTGCCGGTGAATCCGTAAATGCCAGCCCCACCAGATAAGCAACGCCGGTATCGGCAAACTTCGGACTCACTTCGATGCTGCTGTAAATCTTCTGGCGGGACTTGTTCAACCCAACCAGCTCGTCGGTGGCGTCAATTTGCGCATACAAGCCCAGCTTGCCTTTCAGTGGGCCGTCACTGATTTCCTCAGCCTTCAGCGCCAGCACATCGCCATACATACGAAACACGCTATCCGGGAAAAGGCTTCTCAGGTGTTCCAGATTGCAGCGCGCGCCATAAACCTGCGGGTTATAGCTATCACCCATTTGTTGAATGTGCTGGCGTTCCAGCGTGCGTCCGTCGCAGGTCGCACCCTCTACGGCCACGCGGAAAAACTTAGACTTTGGCATCGTTCAAACTCCGGTTAATTAGTGGTGTTTTCACCCTGTTCCCCTATATTCAATCGCCCGGCAAATGCATGCCACACATAGGAATTGTCAGCGGCCAGCGACAATCTCCAGTGATATTCCCGTCTTCGCGGGCGCGATAGCCTGTACGCATGAAAACCACGACCGATCCCCGCATCGAAGCCAAAAGCCTTTACTGGCAGGCTTACAGCATCCCCCAAATCGCACAGCGGCTTAGGGTGAGTGCCAACACGATTTATTCCTGGCGTCGGCGCGACGCCTGGGACGCTGCCACGTTCATTGAACGTGCGGTGGAGCGAACCGAGGTTCGCTATCTGCGGCTGATTGAAAAGGAGGACTTAAGCGCCCAGGACTACAAGACGATTGATTTACTCGGGCGACAAATGGCCCGGCTGTCGCGCGATGAGCGCAAAGAAAAGCAGCTGGAGAAAAAGGAGAAGACACCTAAAAACCACTTCAGCGCGGAGCAGGTTGCCGAGCTGCGCGCCATGGTGATGGAGTCGCTCTATGAACATCAAAAGCGCTGGTATAAGCAAAGGAACCTGCGCAACCGCTTCATTCTAAAATCGCGCCAGATTGGGGCCAGTTGGTACTTTGCACGCGAGGCGCTGCTCAGGGCGCTGGAAACCGGCACGAACCAGATTTTCCTGTCGGCCTCCCGTGCCCAGGCGTTCCAGTTCAAGAAATTCATTATTTTTCTGGCGCGCAGTATTGGCGTGGAGCTGAAAGGCGGGGATGAAATTATTTTATCCAATGGGGCGACGCTGTATTTTCTCGGCACCTCGGCGGCCAGCGCGCAATCCTATACCGGTGACCTCTATTTTGATGAGGCGTTCTGGGTCGCTAACTTCCTGAATTTGCGAAAAGTGGCGGCAGGCATGGCGACGCACGTCGGCTTGCGGCGTACCTATTTCTCAACGCCGTCCAGCGAAGAGCATGAAGCCTATGAATTCTGGTCTGGTAACCTGTTCAACAGCGGTCGAGGCAAGAAAGACAGGGCGGAATTAGACCTTAGTCATAAGGCACTGAAGGACGGGAAGCTGTGCGGGGACAATATCTGGCGTCAAATTGTGACGGTGCATGACGTTATCGATCAGGGCTTCACGCTGATTGACCTGGAAGAGATCCAGAACGAAAACAGTCCGGATGAATTCGATAACCTGTATCGCTGCATCTTCGTGAAGCAGGGGGAAAGGGCATTTAACTATAACGCGCTGATAGGCTGCGGCGTGGACGGTTACAGCGGCATCTGGCCGGACTGGAACCCTTACGCCCCGCGCCCGCTGGGCAATCGCAAGGTATGGATAGGTTACGACCCTAACGGTAACAGCGACAAGGGGGACAGTGCCGGTCTCGTCGTCCTGGCTCCGCCCATGGTGCCCGGTGGCAAGTTCCGCGTGATTGAGCGCCATCAGCTACGCGGCATGGAGTTTGAAGAGCAGGCGAACTTCATCAAACAGCTGACCCATATTTATGACGTCCAGCATATCAATATCGACGGTACCGGCATTGGCGCTGCGGTCCATCAGCTGGTTGTGAAGTTCTTCCCCGCCGCACAAATGCATATTTATACGCCTTCGGTGAAGCGCCAGTTGGTTCTAAAAGCGCAAATGGTTATTCGTTCCGGCCGTTTTGAATATGACGCCGGGATGATGGATATCGTGACCAGCTTCATGACCATCAGAAAATTTATCACGCAGGGCGGCCAGACCTCCTATGCCTCTGACCGTAAGCGCGGCAGCAGCCACGGTGACCTGGCATGGGCAACCATGCATGCCCTGCAAAATGAGCCACTCGGCAATGATGCCGGTAGTGGTACTGAAAGTTTCGTTGAGGAGATTTAATAATGAGCCGCCGCCGTAAAACCACCCATAAAGTCAGTCTCAATGCCGCAGGTGATACCCTGCAATCCGGCGACTCAGTGCAGCAACCGATTGATGAAATCCAGTCTTTTAGCTTCGGTGACTCTACCCCCATCATGGACCAACGTGATCTGCAGGACTGCATGGAGTGCGCTAAAAATGGGCGCTGGTATGAGCCGCCGATTAGCCCTTATGGCCTAGCGCGTATGCTGGAAGGGGCCGTGCATCATCAGTCACCGCTGATTTTTAAGCGTAATGTGATTATGTCCTGCTACAAACCGCATCCGCTGTTGTCCAGGCAAGACGCCAGCGCGTTCATCATGGATTATCTGGTGTTCGGGAATGCATATCTTGAACTCAGGGAAAACCGGCTAGGCGAGCCGTTGAAGCTGAAGCATACCCTGGCGAAGTACACGCGGCGCGGCGAGGACCTGGATCAGTACTGGTTCGTGACCTACTACAACGAAGACTACGCATTTCCGCCCGGCAAGGTTTACCACCTGCGCAGCCCCAGCATTCATCAGGAGATTTACGGTACACCGGAATATATGTCCGCCATGCAGTCCATTTTACTAAACGGTGAGGCCACGCTGTTTCGCCGAAATTATTACATCAACGGCAGTCATGCCGGGGTGATTGTTTACCTCACTGACCCCATCGCCAACAGTAGTGACGTCGAGAAACTTAAGCGCTCACTGAAAGATGCGAGGGGAGGCGGAGCGTTTAAAAATCTTTTTGTCTATGCCGCAGGGGGCAAGAAAGACGGCTTGCAGATCATGCCATTTAGCCAGATAGCCGCGAAGGATGAATTTACCGGGATTAAGGATGCGACCCGTGACGATATGCTGGCCGTGCACCGTGTCCCTCCGCAGCTCATGGGTGTGATACCCAACAACGCCGGAGGGCTAGGGGATATTGAAAAGGCGGCCAAGGTTTTTGCCATCAACGAACTGTACCCTATCCAAGAAGTACTGAAGGACCTTAACGACTGGATGGGCATTGAAGTGTTCAGCTTCACCCCTTACGCCTTGGCAGAAAACAGCAACTGATCCGCCTTCAATAACCCGAACCTCACCCCTTATACAAGCCCCTCAGCGCCATGCTGCGGGGCTTTCTCATTTCCTACGTCAATGTATGGGCGCACCGCTCAAAACCTCAAATTGGGCCGATTTTCGGCCAAAAAACGATTTTGGAGGAATGCCCTATGTACCCCCCCCCCCCTTAGCGCGACTGCTCCCCCGCCTCGCCCGCGCATAAAAAGGGTGCCTTTTTTTGCACTTTTGCAGTCCGGCCAATCCCGCGCCCCGCGTGGCCTGGAAGGCTTCAGAAAGTGAGTTCCAAACTGTGCACGTCAATGCATTTTTTTGCAGCTATTTTCCTTCTTCTTTTTTCTTCAGATATTCGAGGTGATCCTTTTCCGCTTTTTCTATCATTTTTTGGTGCTCTGGGTACTGATAGAAAACCTTTTTTCCCGTATTGTCAGCCTTTTGCCCAGTGCTTTCACATGATCCGCCTTTGTCAAAATCTGACGAATCTCGGTATTTTAGCCAGTTCTGATAATCACCTTCCTGCTCACCCTTGCTTTTGATATCCCTTCCCATTATCAGCCTCTCTTGTCAGAACACTTTTGAACCTTCTCAATAATGAACTGTACCGCTTATGGCGAGATTCAGTAAATTTCTGTTGCGAGCGGCTTCTGCGCCGTTCTATCTCGTCGGTTCCATGACGTTTCTCTGTACAACTTGCGCAAAGGCCATCGTCACTCATCATAAGGTCCAGCTCATACACAGGAGAACAACACCTTTCCCCCTGGCAATATTGCTGTGCTGTTTTCTCAACCAGTTGGCCCGAAAGCGCTATCGATAGAGTGCGGTCGCCAATTTTTAACCTTGCTCCTCGCAGCATAATGTTAACACCTTCCTCATAATCAATGCCTTCAATAGCTATTATTTTCATGAGCTTATGATTAACTGCTGGTTTATGAGCAGGTTTAGGGCAACGGCCAAGCGCGCGGCTTCGCTTTCTCTCTTTTTCCTGGCTTGCTGCGTCTCTAACTCTTCTCACTAGTTTGCGGCGTTCCTTCGGTGCCAACTTTTCCAGGTTAGAAACGGGCATGTCATTTCCTGTTCTGCCATCCTGTGGCCCGATCCCCGGGCCCGTACAGTTATTGACAGAACTCCAAGGCGTCGCGTTCGCGCCGCTTAAATCAACGGCCAAATCAACGGCACGCTTGGGCACTATCTTCCACTCAACCAATCGGGTGATGATCGGGCAATGACTCCCGACCTGCGTGTCATAAACTCCGCGAATTCTCACCACTTCCTCACCGAAGGCTGATAGCTCTTCGCCGGACTCATACCAGTTTTTCACGGCCAGTGCGGCGCGCTTCGCGAACGGCCCGCCTTGTGCGTTGGTATAACCTGCCCAATCGCCAACGTCGGCGGCATCATGTGCGGCGGCAAATTCCACCGACAAACCAATTGCCACGTCGTGATTATCTAGGCGGCGCAATTCGCGATAAACCGTCACCGGCGCACCGCCGATAAATTGGAACTGTCGAATACGCCAGCGTGCAGCCCAGGCAGACACCGAGGCGGCCATTTCTCGCAATGGCTTTCCTGACTCGTCGTCTGTTTCATCATCCAGCGCGAAGCCGTCTATGTTCTTGGAGATGTATTTTGCGATATAGCCGGTGGCGCTGCCCTTGTCTGGGTCGATGGTTTCAACGTGAAAACGTGCCTTGCGCGCGCGTTCATTTCGCAACTCATAAGAATCTTCATCCATGGCGTAAGCAGAAATCACATCTCGTACAAACTCGACATCTTTAGGCTTCATAAACATCAACATATGCCAGTGCGGCGTCCCGTCCTGGTGCGGCTCTGCAACACGGATACCGAAGATACTTACACCCTCGCGGGCCAGCTTGGCGCGGATCTGCGCCCAGATTTTACAGAGGTACTTTTGAGTGCCTGATGGGCTGGTGCCGTCCCATTTCGGGTTACGGTGGCCGTGAACATTGGTCGCGTGGTAGCGGGATGGGGCAGTGATGGTGTAGAACTCACCGGCATAGCCCAGTTCTTCACAGATATTTTCAAAACCGCGTATCCGTGTCATAAGTTCACAACGACGAATAGCCGGATTCGATACGCTCGCATCATATTTATCGATCAGACTGATACGATTGCCTTCGTCATCCTCAAGCTCCATTGACTTTAGAAACTCGCGGGTGCGGCGCTTTTGCTCTCGCCATTCAAGAATGGCTTTACGGCTGGCATAAGCACTGGTTTTCTTGCTCACCTGACCAAAGGCTATATATAGGTGCTCACGCCAGATTGCCGCATAGCGGCGCAATCTCTTCTTCCACCAATCAGGGGAATACAGGCGGGCGATAACTGGCGTCATATCTTCAAGAGAAAGTTTCTTTTTCCTCTTTGTCGGCAAGTCCTGCCGCATATCTTTGGCAATACCTCTTACGCGGCCAAACATGGCGGCGGCAGTTTTAAAATCAGATAGATTTTGCGCTGTGGCTTCTTCACTAACTTTACTCAGTTCCATCGCAACAAACTGCGCAATATCCTCCGCCAGCGCGTCAATTTTTTCTGTGCTTAAGTCCGGAAGGTGGTTGAAAGCCCACTGAAAAATGACGTTATCAGGTCTTGTTTCTTCAATTCGATATTTTGAATTGACCAAGTTAAGACGTGGAAATATGCGCTCAACGAAATTTTTCGTTAAGTACATATTTGCCCGTTTAACACCGTTGGTCTGTTCCAGACTGGTGATCGTTCCCATCACTACGCGTTGAATAAAATCAGGCTGTTGATCAAGCTTTTCATAGGCGCGTGCAATCTCAGCCACGTGCGCGTACAACTCCTGATCAGCGGCAACTTTTTCGGCATAAGTTGGGTATTCAGCCGGTCGCACAGCTTCACGCGGTGAGTTCCATGCATAAGCCCACTGGGTATCAGCTGGCTTCTTTTCACGAAATGGGGGCGGCGGCGTGGGGGCTTTGCGCCCCCGATTATCATTCATCATTTAATTCAATTTCATTATTGCAGTGAGAGCAAAATCCATCATTTTCAGATAGTTCGCCGATAGTCAGCATTTCTTCACATGACCAGCAGTTAATTACTTCCGGCTTAGAAAGCTCCCCTGAGAGTAAGGCTTCCCATGCTTGTGCCTCATCTTCGTTGCCAAACTCCCCATACAACCATGCTGCATCTGTCGCTACTGTTTGCCCTTCAACAAGCTCAGTCGCATCTAAAATTACGACGGACCCAACTAAAGGTAATATGCGGCGCATCAGTTCCGCCTGAATTGCCTCGTGGTCTTTGGGCTCCCAGATGCTTCCAAGGCCAGCACAAAAATCACAAATCTCACTAGCAACCAGTGTTGCGAGATTCACATTCATAGCGACGCCCCCATTATTGCGATGATTTCACGCGCTTTATTACGCCCATCAGACTTGCAACTGATGGAGCGGCGCGCGTCGATTTGATTAATTTCGAAGCCGTCATAAATCTTTAAGGCTTCTGGTGAGTAGCTATTTGACGCCACGACATGACAACCACGGGCAGAAGCAACACGCAGCGCATCAGCCAGCCGTTGCTGGTCGGCGATTGAAAAACCAGCCGTGTGATAGGCCGTGAAATCGGCAGTTTTGGAAGTAGGGATGTAAGGTGGGTCGCAATAAATAACATCGCCTGGATTCGCCATTTCTATGCACTCGCTAAAATCCATGCACAGGAAAACGGCTTTATCTGCTTTTTCCGCAAAGGTACGGATCTCTGCAGCAGGAAAATAAGGGCTTTTGTATTTTCCAAACGGGATATTAAACACTCCCGACTGGTTATAGCGGCACATACCGTTATAGCCGTGACGGTTCAAATAAAGGAAAAGTGCGGCGCGATAAAATTGGTTGCCTGACCTGTTAAATTCATCACGCAGTTGATAATAAGAAATAGGATTGTTTTCATTATTAAATAGGCTGGCCGCATAACTAATAAAGCGGCTTGGGTTACGCTTTATCATATTGAACATATTGATTAGGTCGCCATTAATGTCACTTAACAAATAAGCGTCATAATCGGTATTCAAAAATACGGTGCCAGAACCCGTGAAAGGTTCGATCAGGCGCTTACCCTTCGTTAAGTGGCGGCGTAACTCGGCAATTACGCTGGCTTTGCCGCCTACCCATTTTAGAGGTGAGCGCACAACGCTGTTCATACTAGACCCCAGATGATAGCAAGTGCTGCTAATGCGGCAGCTAACCAAATACTGCCGCACAGGATAATCACAACAGCGAATGTACGGCGTGGATAGCTCTTCAGAAAATATTTAAGTGAAAAATTAATCATTGACTGCTCCTGAATTTTAAATGAGTGAAACCCGACGTAATAAAACGCCAAAAATTATTTTTATGGTTTAAATGTTAATCCGACAATCAGCTATAGGGATATAACTCGGCAGGTTTTTGCCAAAATGACTGATTTCATTTAATGCGTCGATAATAAAAATCCTTTGTTCCTCGGTAAAATCAACAAAGTTCTTATCAGCATCATTTTCACGGAAAGGCTTCTCCTTTCCTTCCCGAATGGCAATCCTGTTAGCGCGAAATAAAATCATCTCTCTGTTTGCGCGTCCAACTTCCTCGCCATGTCGATCTTGTTGAGGATTCATATTAAAAAAGCGTGCAGCATTATTACTGGCAATTTTAGCCTTGATGCGCCAATCGACAGCAAAATCCTTAAACGACATTTCTTTTAATTGTTCCATAGCTGCCACCTTCAAAAAAATATGCCCATCAACCGGGCAAACCATCGGGGTCGCTGACTTTCCTGACCGACGACTTGGGAATGAGGAGCATTAGGATCGGCTATATATTTTCTGCCAGCGGGTAACTCCATCCAGAAACCGTTATTTGCCCATTTTGCGGGGCGCTGGTGATTAACCAACAATGAAGATAGTGATGGGGATTGTGTTGTCAAAGTCATTATCAGACCTCAATTTCTACGGGGAATAAATCAGGTTTCCTTGCGTAACGCTTCCAGATATCTGCGGCGTTCCTCAAGATAATTGCTTCCCTACTACCGGTGTAAGCTGCAACACCTGCGAGATAATTCAACTGTTCAGCGGCCCACTCAATTTCAGCTGGAGTATTTGGATCACAAACTCCTTTGCCATGCTCCTGACGCAGGTCGTAAATGTTCAAAACACAGTTGGCGGCGATATAGAACGGTGCTGAAGTGAGTCCATTTAATGGTGCAGTAAATAATTGCTGTTTCATGCTGATGGTTCTCCCAGACCTAGCCACATTAGCCAGCCGTCACGGATTTCTTTCGGGCGGCTATCAAAAGCTAATTTTAATCCGGTGTTCCAGGCTGGAAGATAAACCCAAGACTCTGCACGGGCGGTAGGATTTTCAGGGTTGCGCATTTCAACAATGGGCAACTTATTCTTTTCAATCATTCCTTTTACAGCTTCAGGAGTCTTCCCAATAAGGCGGGCAAATTCCGGATAAGGAATGGCATCAGACACGCTTACGATCTCTTTGCTCATCTGTTAATCTCTCCAATCAGGTCAACTGGTTGCTTATAGTGGTTTCTAGTTGACTAAAGTGTTTTTAGTTTTCCTATGAACAACTAATTACTACGATTTGCAAAATATCATGCAATGGGGGTTACATGTCAATAGACACTTCAGAAAAATTAAAGCTGATTCGTGAGTCTGAAAGGTTAAATCGCAAAGAATTCAGTGAGATAACAGGTGTTCCATACAGCTCGTTATCTAGCTATGAAACACGCTCAAAAAGCATGGGGTTGGATGCCGCTATGAAAATGCTTAGTCATCCAAGATTTAAGAAATACACGCTGTGGTTCATGTCTGGACAGACTGCGCCTGAGGCCGGCCAAATTGCGCCGGCCCTCGCACACTATGGGCAAGACGGAATAACATCCGGCCAATCCGGCCAAAAGATTGGTTAACGATTTATAAGAAATATATTTTCACTATTTGTTACCAAAATTCATATTTCATCGGAGGGCATCGCTATGGCGATTAAGAAGCTCGAAGATGGTCGATATGAAGTGGACGTAAGACCGACCGGACGAAACGGAAAACGCATTCGGCGGAAGTTTGATAAAAAACATGAAGCTATAGCCTTCGAAAAATATACTGTGGTGAACTACCACGATAAAGAATGGCTTGCCAGACCCAAAGACAAGCGATCTCTAACTGAGTTAATTGAGCTGTGGTGGCAATATTACGGTAAAACTGTTGAGCATGGAGTGGATTATCATGGGAAGTTAAAGAGGATGGATGATTGCATGGGGTCACCTGCGGTTTTCCAAATCGATAACAAGATGATCGCAAAATATCGTGTTGAAAGATTGATGGCCGGGAATAAGGCTTCAACGCTTAACCGAAACATTGCTGTTTTATCTGGAATGTTTACTTTCTTGACGAATTCTGGACTTTATCATGGTCAGAACCCAATCAGGGGAATAACGAAAGTTAAGGAGAGTCAGACCGCTATGGGCTTTCTTTCCAAGCCAGAAATGGATCGCCTACTTGATGCCTTAACCGGCGACAACCACAAGCTAGCGTTGTTATGTCTAAGCACCGGGGCCAGGTGGGGGGAAGCGAAAAAGCTCAGGGTTGAGCACGTGGTGAATGGAAAAGTAACTTTCGTTCAGACTAAAACATCTGTAAAACGCACCGTACCTGTTTCATCTGAAATCATTGAAGAAGTTTTTACCCGAAAATCCGGGCTGATGTTTCCTGATGCAGATTACGGAGAGTTTAGGTTGTTGCTAAAAGAGGTAAAGCCGGATTTACCTAAAGGGCAGTCAACGCATGTTTTGCGCCATACCTTTGCGACTCATTTCATGATGAATGGGGGCAACATCGTGACCCTACAGCGCATACTCGGACATACAAAAATACTTCAGACTATGGCGTATGCTCACTTTTCGCCGGACTTTCTGAGTGATGCTGTTTTGCTAAATCCGCTTAAGGGTAAAGCAAAAAGCGTGTCCACATAA